TGCGCCGGCGCGTCTCGGTCGTGATGATGCCGCGACCGACATAGGTGGCTGCACCGCGACTGCCACCTGCGCCGATAAACTCGACCAGCTTCGAGCCAGAAGGGATGTTCGGCGGAACCTGGAATGCGCCAGTGAGTAGCCCGGCGGCATTGGCTGCAGTGTTCGCCGGCTGGCTGAGGGTCAGCCCGTCAAAGCGCAGTGTGGCAAGTTGCTCCGTCGGCCCAAAACCCTCCGCGCGATACGCCACGCTCAACTGCCGCAGGAACTGCGCGCCCACATTGACCGAACTCATCACCTGCTCGGCACGGCGCACGTCCACCACGGCATCGCTGTTGCCTGCACCCAAGATCAGTCGCTCGGTAATGTCAGAGGCCCATGAAGTATTCGTCAGCGTGAATTGGTCAATCGACGGATTCAGCGTCACCATCGCCGGAATCGGTGCGAAGGCCTGATACGGATTGATCTTCATCGAACCGGTGCGGGCCAGTTGCTCCACGACGGGAGTGAGCGTGTAGTCCAGCGTGATGATCTGGTTGCCGTTGGTTTGCGCATGGTGCGCATTGGCAGCAATCGGCAGGGTCAGCACACCGGCCACAATCGCGCCGGTTTGCGCCACACCCTGGTCGCGCATGTCGTCATCGAAGAAGTTGTCGACGAACAGACCGCGCTTGGCGGCAGGCTCGCGGATGCTGGCGTCCACACGCAAGCGTTCCTCCGCCATCAAGTCATACAGATCAAAAATCTGTGACTGCATGGCGGTCAGTTCAGACACCTTGATGGTGCGCACCGCCACATTGCGCACCTCCGGTGTCGCCCCCGTTGCCCACGACTGCACGATCTCGGCCAGCGCCAGGCGGCCCGCCGACACACTCGGCGCAGCGGGGTTGCGCAACTGACTGATGCCCTTGATGCGCTCGATCTGCCCATCGGCGGTGATGGCCAGCACATCGATGCGCGGCAGACGCCACTTGTAGTCGATGTACATGGTCGAGCCGGTCACGATGCCAGTCACAGTGAAACCGGTGTCGGTCAGGTCGGTCGGCGTGATGCTGGCGATAAATTGGTAGGTGACCTGATAGCTCGAACCCGGTGCAGGTTCCGCACCGGCAGGCGACCAGTCAATCTCATCGCCCACCAGGGAATAGTCGGTGCCGGCGGCGTAGGTGGTCGTGCTCTGGCGGGCGAGCGTGACGGCCACGATAGCCGCATCCGGCAGCACATCACGCGCGCCGGTGAATGCGCCATGCTGCACGGTGACGGTCTTGGACTGCGTTACCTTGACATCGAGGACGTTCGCCAGCGGCGGACGATTGAGGGTGACCACCATAGTCCCGTTGGCGGCCGGGTTAAACACCTGCGGCTCACTCGCTACCGTCTGCAAGTCAGGGTCGATGGGTAGGCGCAGGCGTTGCGATTGGTCGCGTGTCACCTTGAAGCCGCCGATGTTGGCGCGGCCTTCCGCCACCGAGAAGACATGCTCATTGGCCGCCCTATCCGTACTGAGGAAGCGCACGCCGAGACCCTCGGTCACATAGTGGCCGTTGGCCTCGAAGTCATACCGGGCGAGCGATTGAATCACGCCATCGAGCACGGGCGGCTGGCGGCGGTTCTCCAATACGGCGTTGTCCAGCGCATAGACCGCGTGAAAGTCGCCGCTTTGTCCGTCAGACACGCCGGCGCCCATCCATCCCCAGACCAGGGTTTCTTGCAGGCGGCCCGCACCCGGCTCTTGGTAGTTGCGCACGCCCACCGCAGGCTCGCGCAAGGCCGGGTCTTCCTGTTCGGTAATGGTGCGGGCTGTGAAACGCACGCCGACGGCGATGCGCCCGGCAACAGGCACGGTGAATGATGCAGCAGATACCGGGCGCACGGCACCCCGCAGGTAGAGGCTAGCCGCCTCCAGCGTGACCGCGCCAGTATCGGCGTTGATGCGCAGCGTGCCGCCGACGACAATATCGCCGTCTTTCAGCAAGGCATCGGCCACGCCTTGCACACGGTGCATCAGTGCGGACTGAATCTCATTGAGCTCACGCGATTGCAGGCCGTCGCCAGCACGGAACAAAAGCTGGCTGTAGTGCTTGGCCGGATCGAACAGGTTGTAGTAACGCTCGAGCATGATGGGGTTCCTTAGAAGGTGACGACGAATTCAAAGGTCTCGCGCGTCGATGGCTGGCGCACGATGGGCACGGAGTTTTGCAGCACCAGCAGAATGCCGGGCTCGATTACCTGAGCGGGCAGGAAGAACTTCTGACCTGGCGGCAGGGCGGTGTCGGTCTGGGTGCCGACAAACAAGCCCTGCTCGCGGATGACGGAAGTCGCAACGTCATCGAAGTCAAAGCGCACCCGCACGAATAGGTGGTTGGTTGGTGTGGCCGAGATGCGGTAGCGGCCCGTGGGCACGACGATCTCGCCCTCGGCATGGGCGGCTACGAAATGCACCTCATCGACCACGCGCCGCCCGACTTCGCCAAGCAGCGCGGCCTGGCTGATGGTCTCTGGTGGGACGTCGATCTTGAACTTGAGGCGCACCGTCGCACCACCAGAGATAGCGCCGTTTGGCAAGCGGCGCAGCGTGCCCTCGCGGGCGTTGACGCTGTAGTCGGTATCGAGCAGGTAGAGCGTGTTGCCGACGGTGCTCTTCACCTCGACCGCGCTGATGTGCGGCTGCCCGGTGTCGAGCACGCCGGAATCGTTGAATGCCTGCGCGGTGTCCTTGGTCGTGTTCCACAGGTCGTCGCCCTCGCCCAATGCAAGGTGCATGGTTTGTTGCTTGATCGCAGCCGCAAGTGCAGCGCGACCACTGGTGGTCAGAATGGCCATTCGGTTATCTCCAATCGAGGGTTAGTTGATGCGGGTGTGACTACTGCCAATCACCTCGTGGGTGTCGTTCCAGCTTGTTGTCGGCCAACGCACGCCTGTCCAGGTCTGGCCCTGCCATGCGGCACGCTTGCTGCTGGTGATCTCGCACGATTGATGCGACTGACCGCCTGCGGCGTAGGCCGCAGCACGAGTCAGCAGGCGCAGATGACTGCGGCCAGGCGGTGATGCCGCCAACGCCGTGTTGCCGCGCACGACCTGCTCTCGGATGAACATCTCGGTCAGTTCGCCTCGCGGCGTGCGACTGTTGACGTCGCCCAGTGCAGTGCTGTCCGACAACACAATCTGCGCTCGCTGAAACGGTCGCGCCCGCCACGGTGTGATATTCCCCAGTGGCGCATTGATGCGGTGATGCGCGCGGCGCATCGACAAATCATCACGCGCCTGAGCACGCTCGCCCGTCTGCATATCGCCCAAGAGCGGTGCAGAGCGTGCCTGCACGCGATGCGTTGATCGTGACTCACGGCTGGCCAACAACGTCAGAGAAGGCACCAGCAATGCGCTGGCATGATCTGCGGCAAACCGTTCCAGCAATTCTGCCCGCACCAGCCGGTGCAGTGTGGCCGACAGCCGCCCGCCGTTGCCGAGCACAATCGGTCCGCCATCTTCGTGCCAGACAAAGCGCGGCGTGCAGGCATTGATGTCGCCCAGCACTGTGCTGTCCGAGAGCACCACCAGCGCTTTGCAGAATCGTCGTTCCGGTATCCAGCCGGTTTGTGCTGCGCCGCCATCAAAGTTCGCCAGTGTGAATAGATGCGCGTGCAGTATTTGTTCGTTCAGCGTGTGGCCCGCATCGCCCAATACCGACCAGTCCAGCAGGTAGCGATCCAGCAAACGCGCTGCACCGAAGCGAGTCGGGTTGGCGGCCAACTGCACGTCAATCGGCAGAGGTGGATGCGCAAATTGGCGCACCCTGCCGAACGACAACTTTGTCTTGCCGTCCGTCCAGAGCACGCCGCTGTGATCAGACAGCAGAGCCTCACCGAGCAAGCTCTCATCAAGCACAAAGCGGCGCAGGTCGTAACCGTGATAAATCCGCGACAGCCTTGAGCGCGCGGGTGCCGACAGCCCTGCAATGGCGATCAGGTCGGCAATCGCCCGTTCCGTGTCAAGCACCTTGCCCGGATCAAGTTGAAACTCGGCAAAGTGAACGCCGGGTGGTTCCTGCTCCACGGTGGCCGTGGCACCAATCCACGCCAGTGCCGTGGTCAGCGCCGCTGGTGTGCCGCGCAGCCGTTGCCACAAAATTCCCTCGGCAATGGCATGGCGGGGTTCTGGCAGGTAGGGCAGCAACTCGCCCAAGCCATACTCCCAGATCAGCCAGGGCAGGAGTGGATCGCCAGGCGTGGTCTTGAAGCTGCGCAGCGCGTCAGTTGCTGGCGCCAGACGTGCGGCAGGGTCAAGCGTCAGCGATAGCGAGCGCTCCAGTAATGAGGCGTTCGACGGGAGGAGATGCTCTTGGGTCATGTGTCATGTATCATCTATCCCGTCCGACCAGTTCCAGATTCAGGCCGGCCAGACGCACTGCCTGATTCGCCACCGCACGCACATCGGCAGTGGGCGAGAGCAGTTCCACCTTATGCACCCCGGCGCGTTGCAACTGGCCGATGATCCAGGAGCGGGTCAAGTCCCAGCCGAGTCCGGCACTCCCGGCCAGGGCTGACACAAAGACCGCACGCACTGCCAGGGCAGTCTCAATCGGCGCATCGGGATACAACCAGACCCTGGCCACCACCGTCACCGGCAGCAGTTCGGCCGACACGACATCTACCGTGTCGGTGAGCACCCGAATGTCGTCACGCAGCACCACGCCGCGCACGGCCGCGAGCACGGAGGCAGGGACAGTGGCCTCATCTCCTTTGGCCAGCACGCTGATGCGCACCCGGCCCGGCTGCGGACTGTCGACTTCCACGTCAGCCACGTCCGGCGATGCGGACAACGCCCAATAGCGGTAATGCGCGGCGCCACCGGCATTGGCGAAGCCGATGATGCGCTGGCGTGTGCGCGCACGCAGGGCTTCGTCATCTTCGCCCGGCAGACGGGTCACACCGTAGAACGCCGCCAGATGATCCAGATCACTGCCGGTGGCAAACGCCAGCAGGCTCGCCTTGGCCGCCGCGTTGATGCGGTTGCGCAGCAGGACCTCGCGGTAGGCTGCCACCTCCAGCAACTTGATGGCCGGATCGGAGGCCAGCAGGGCCGAGTAGTCCGGGTAGCGCGTTTGAAACTCGGCCTGCAACTCGCCGAAGATGGTCTCAAACGACAGTGTTTCGATCACCGCTGGTGTCGGTAAGCTGGAAAGATCAGGAACCGTCGTCATCTCACACCTCCAATCCCGCAAGCACCGTGGCTCGGCCATCGGGCAGATAAATACCTTCCAGATCAAGCACCACCCGGCCAGGCGCGGCGCTGGCGATCTTTACGCGCGTCAGCTTCAGGCGCGGCTCCCAGCGGTCAAGCGCGTCGGCAGTGGCGGCGTAAAGCTCCATGGCCAGGCGCGGTGTCATGGGGTTGTCCACCAGGTCGGGTAGGCGCGAGCCGTAGTCCCGGCGCATGACGCGGGTGCCGATGCGGGTGGTGAGAATGTCCTTGATGCTTTGGCGCAGGTGGTCGAGGCCAGAGAGTGCCTGGCCGGTGGTGGCGTTGAGTCCGAGCATCAAAACCTCCGGGCGATGAAATTGGCCGACGAATACATTGGGAAAACCTTCTGCCCGCGCCTTGCTGGAAAGCACCCATACCCAGTGCAGTGGTCTCCAAGACGGGAGATGGCAGGCATAGTGCTCCTTAATGTCGCTAATAATGTCGCTAAAACTTGCGCGACACAAATAATGTCGCGATAATGAAATCGCGACACAAACAGCTTTAATGACGCAATTGCGCGTTGCGCGACAGGAGAAACAGATGGCCAAACCGATCCCGATCCGTGAGTACGAAGCCGTCCTGGATGCCATTGGGCAGCTCCCAGGGGGCGCTGGTATTGAACAGATCGAGGCGAGCCTGACGAATCCACCCACCCGCCGCACTTTGCAGCGTTGGCTGACCGACCTGATTGCTCAAGAGCGCTTGCACAAGGAAGGCCAAGGACGCGCCACGCGATATCTACGCGGGAAAATCGTCACCGCCAGCGCTCAAGTCACAGCACGGGCCCAAGCGACAGCGCACGCGGAAATCCTGATTCCCCTGTCCGACGAAGCAAAACAAATTGAGGCGCATGTCAGGCAGCCAGTGCAAAAGCGCAACCCCGTTGGCTACAACCAGGCGTTTTTGGATAACTACCAGCCCAACGTCAGCTTCTATCTACCCGAATCGATCCGGGCGGAACTGCTGGCCCATGGCCAAGCCGCCAATACCAATGAACCCGCTGGCACTTATGCCCGCCAAATCGCCAATCGTCTGTTGATCGATTTGTCGTGGAACTCCAGCCGCCTGGAGGGCAATACCTACTCCCTGTTGGAAACTGAGCGTCTGCTGTCGGTCGGCGTTGCCGCCACGGGCAAGGATGCGCTGGAATCCCAGATGATTCTTAATCACAAGGAGGCGATTGAGTTTCTGATCGCATCAGCCGCCGAGATCGGATTTAACCGCTACACCTTGCTGAATCTGCACGCGCTGCTGTCGGACAACTTGCTCGAAGACCCCACCGCCAGCGGCCGCCTGCGCAGTATTGCCGTTGGTATTGGACAAACGGTGTTTTATCCGCTCGAAGGGCCGCAGCGCATTGAAGAGTGTTTCCAGCAGATTCTCGACACGGCAACCGCCATCGAAGACCCGTTCGAGCAGTCTTTTTTTGCGATGGTGCATCTACCTTATCTGCAGCCCTTCGAGGACGTCAACAAACGGGTATCGCGCCTGGCTGCCAACATTGCGCTGATCCAACGCAATCTGTGTCCGTTGTCCTTTGTCGATGTAGCCCAACAGACCTACATCAGCGCCATGCTGGGCGTCTACGAGCTCAACCGCATCGAGCTGCTGCGCGATGTTTTTGTGTGGGCTTACAAACGCTCGTGCGCACGCTACTCTGCCGTGCGTCAGTCGCTCGGCGAACCCGATCCGTTTCGGATTCAGTACCGAACGCTGATCGCTGAAACCGTCACAGACGTGGTGCGCGGCCGTATGAACAAAGCGCAGGCTGTTGCGTTTGTTCGTCGCTGTGCCGATGAACAACTCCCCAAGCAAGACCGCGCGCGTTTTGTCGAAGTGACGGAAACCCAGCTGATGAGCCTGCACGAAGGGAGTATTGCCCGTTACCGGCTTCGCCCCAGTGAGTATCAAGCATGGCAGGATATCTGGAAATGAATGAGACCAAAGCAGCGCAGAAGCTTGGCCGCCATCCTGCACCGACAGCCGCCAGTGATGCTGCGGGCGGTCCATCGAGCCTCGGCAAATTTGCCGACCCTCGGGTGCGATCTGCACCATCAGGGATGACTGTGGTGGTTGCTGTTGCCGCCGCCGTCCATGATGCTGCCGGTCGCTGAAATGCTGCCGGCGACATTTACGCTGCCCTCGATGCTGGCCCCTGCTCCACCGCCGCCCTTGCCAACCAGTCCGGCAAGATAAGCCAGCAGACCCTTGACCGTCAGCTTGCCGGTGAACGTGCTCTTCAGTGCATCAACCGTAAGCTGCTGTGTCGTCAGCGTCGTGCCTGCGTCGGTCATCTCCAATGTCGTGCCGCCAACACATAACCGAATGCGTCCGCCAGCAGGCACCGACAATTGCCAGTGATGCTGCGCCCGGTCATATTCCTGCACCGCGCCATCCTTCCACACCGTGCGCGAGACCTCCGCCGAATCTGCCGGTGCCGGATGGTCAGCCCGATACACCGAGCCCACCACCACCGCCTGATTCAAATCGCCACCGAGTGCCACCAGCAACACCTGCTCGCCGGGTTCAATCGCATGCCATGTCCGGTCGGGGCCTGCGCGCAGCGCGACAAAGGGCAACCAGCCGGTGGTGATCGGCCCGGCCTTGACCCGCACGCGGGCACGATTGGTATCGAGTTCCACCACCTGACCCATCAGCGCCACATTGCTGATGCGCCGCTCGGCCTCGGTCATGTCCTGGTGCAGATTGCGCTCGGTCATAGTGTCATGGTGTCATGTGATGCGTGCCGATAGGCAGGTAACTGTGCTCACTCGGCAGACCAATCTCCGGCGTCCAACTCGCCAGCACCTGCAGCGGCAATGTGCCGTCTGGCAATGTCACCGGCTTGGTCCAATAGGCCACCTCGAAGGTCATGCGCGCCGCCAGCACCGGCGTATCGCCATCGCCGTCCTGGTCGACCTCGGTGCGGCTCAAGCGCGTGCCCTCGACCAACAGGCCCAGCGTCTCGTCGGCATCCAGCGTCGCCTCAATGGCCTGCGCCAAGGTATCAGCGTCCTCGGCCGCAGCCTCACCGCTGGTGATGACTTCGATAGAGAGTTCGAGCTTGCGGTAACGCAGGCCGGGATCGGCATTCGGGCTGTCCTCGATCCGCTCATCGCGGGTGTAGATCAGGATGGCCGGCAGCTTGGCGGCGAACAGCGGCGTGCTGCGATGGATGCTGATGCGCGCCTCAGTGATACGCGGATCAAGTGCCGGCAAATGCGCGACCAGGCGATCTTTGACCGCCTGCCGAATCAGCGTGCGCGGGTGCTTCATGTGCGCCCACCTTTGTGCAGCAACAGTTTCAGGAAGCCATGCCCATCGGGGCGTACCTCGACAATCAGGTAAAGCTGTCCTTGCACCGTCGCCGCATCGCCTTCAGTAGGCGTAGCCGGTAAATCAACCAGCCGCACTTCCAACACCGGCTGCACGCTCGAGACAGCCACACCACTGCTGACATCAACCGACTCGAAGGCAGCGCTGAAGATGCCTCGCCCTGGCATGGCTTGGCCCTGACCCTCCAGGTGAAACACCACCGGCTCACCGAAGGTGGTCAGGACAATGGCGGACATCGCTCGGGTCAGGTCACCGAAGACTGTGCCCATCAAGCCCAGCCGGTGCTGGAGAACAGCCGCACAGTGAGCGCCGGGCGTTTCACAATCGGCAGCGGGTTACTCTGGCTGAACAGATCAATGCCGGTGCCGTTCGGGCGCGCCAGTTGATAGGCATAAAGCTCCTGTCCGTAGGTGCCCACCGCTTCCATCAGGTTCGCCGGGGCGAAGTAGGTGCGGAAGGTGTCGAGCGTGCCGAGCGGGAAGGCGATGCCCTCTTTCTCGGTGATGAGACGCTCAGTCTGGCCGTTCGCCAGTGTGACCGTGCCGTAATACTCTTCGAACAAGATAGAACCAAAGCGAAAACCACGGCGAATGTCCTCGCGCAGCGGATTCGTGCCGGCGATGCCTTGGTAGAAGCTGTAGGCATCCTTGACGCTCTTGTGCTTGATCAGCGCGTCCATAAACTGCGGGCTGACCAGCGCGTGAATGCCGGTCATCATTTCGCCCCTGAGGTTGTCCTCGATATGGCGGGCGACGACGGTGCAACGGGTGATGATGTCCTCGTTGCTGGCGAAGATGAAGTCCACTGCCGCTTTATCGATACCGAATTCAGCATGCCAGTCGTAGAGCGTGTTGCCAGCACCATCTTTGGTGATGCCGGAGAGCGCCTTGGCGCGCATGTATTCCAACGTCTGGGCGTGCTTGGCACGCATGCGGCCGAGCTTGCGCGTCATCACGGTCACCAGCGGGTCTTCGCCAGCGGCCAGACCGAAACCGCGCTTGCCTTGAATCTCTTCGGGCAGCACCACATCATCATGCGGAATATGTGGCACGGCGAAGGAGCGCATGCGGCGCACGTCACGCACGCCCACGGTAGCGGGTGCGCCGGGTGCGACAGAGGGCAGCAGGCGCAGTTCGCCCTCGATGGATTCCACGGCAACATTGCGCTGCGAGATGGGCTCAGGTGTGAAGAGGCCTAACTGACCGATGCGGCCATAAGGGTTCGGCAACAACTGGATGGCGGCAGACATCTCTGCGAGGGTGAAACCGCCCGCATCAAAGGGATTAACAATCGTGGTCATATCAAAAGCTCCTTGAGGGTGGGGTCGGAATCAAACAGCCTGGCGCACGACAATGCCGTGGACTGCGAGTTGGTCTTGCTTGGCGGTCTTGACCAGCGTCGTGGTGATGGTCGCCGCGAAGACCAGCGCGCTATCGGCCACGATCACCGGGCCACGCACCAATGCGACGGCGGAGGTGTCGGCGGCGGATGCCGCATCAAGCAGCACGGCGCAGGCGATCTCTGATCCTTCCAGTCCGGCAGTGGATGCCTCTGGCGACAGCGTATAAGCGCCGGTTGCCGTGATGCGACCGAGCACCGCACCCAGGGGGTAGTCGGTGCCAGCATGGAGGGTCACGGTTTCGCGGCAGTAGTTGGCGTCAAACTCGCGCTTGACGAGGTCGCCCAGATGGGCGGGTGCAGTCAGTGTGGGCATGGCAGGCTCTCCTTACAGTGAATTGGAATGGGTGTTGGAATTGGGATTGGCTTGCCGGGCGGCTTTCACCAGCGGGCTGTCGGCCAGCGCGGTCGATCCACTGCCGGTCTGCGCGGGCGCTTGTGACACGATGTCTTGCGCGGCGTCGCGTTCGGCAGCAGCTTTGAGTACCGTCTGGCGCAGGGCGTCCGGGGTGATGCGATTCGCCAGCGCCTGCATCGGGTCAATGCTGACGCCCAGACGTTTCGCCTGTGCAGCAACCTCGGTGAGTTCGGCCAACTGGGCGCGCAGTCGAGATTCGACTTGGGCGGTGATGGCGGCTTCGTCGACCTGAGGCGTCATCGGTAGCATCTGTGTCGCAGGCGTTGGCGTCGAAGCCATGCCTGTCAACTCAGCGGTTTCGTCACCGGTTGCTGGGGTTTGTGTTGTGCTCATAAGAATCTCCTGTGAGGTTTTGCTAGCGGAAAAAACACGGGTATGGCCTGGTGCAACACTGCGCACCGCAGGGCTGATAAATTGGCTCAAGGCGTCAATCGCCTCGCGCAGACAACCGATCTGGTCGGCCAGTCCCGCCGCCAGCGCGGACTCACCCCGATAGACGCGGGCTTCGGTCGCGCGCACCACAGCGGGGTTAATGCGCCGCAAACCGGCCACCAGTGCGATGAACTGATCGTGCAGCGCATTGATGTCGGTTTGGATGTCGGTGGCTACGCTCTCTGGCAGCGGCGCGTGCGGGTGGCCGTCGACCTTGTGGGCGCCGGCATGGATGAAGCGGTAGCTCAGACCCGCTTGTGCGTCCGCCGCCGATACATCCGTATGCACCGCCACCACGCCAATGGAGCCCACCTCGGCGGTACGGGTCAGCCACAGCCGGTCGGCGGCGCACGCCAGGGCGTAGGCGGCAGACAGTGCGGCTTCATCAGCAATCGCCCACAGCGGCTTGCCACTGGCCTTCGACAAGCTGCGCAGCCGGTGTGCCAGGTCGAACACGCCGCCGGCCTCGCCCCCGCTGGAATCAATCTCCAACAGCACAGCGTTTACCTGCGGATCAGCAAAGGCCGCCTGCGCTTGTCGCTCAATGTCGTGGTAGCTGGTCAGCCCGCTGGCAGCGGCCAGATAGCTTGATCTGCGCACCAGCGTGCCCAGGATGGGAATGATGGCAATGCCAGATTTAGTGACTTGCGGCGCAGCATCACGCGCCAGGGCATCCTGCGGCACTGACAGCACGGCATCACCGGCCAGCTTGCGGCCCATGACGCTGAGGATGACTTCGAGTTTCGGGCGCGCAATCAGCAGCGGCGCCCCGTAGAGGCGGGACGCCAGATAGGGTAAATCGGTCATAGGAATCCTTGGCAGACGGAGGAATTCAATGTGTCGGGCCGACAGCATTGCTGACTTGTTTTTATACGGGAGTCCCGTATAATTTAGGCTATGTACACGGTCACTGAAACCCCGGAATTCCAAGCGCAGGCTCGCAGAGTCTGGTCAGAGGACGAGCTTGACGGCTTCGTCGACTGGATTGCTTGTAACCCACTTGCCGGGGATGTGATTCCGGGCACGGATGGCGCGCGCAAAGTACGTTGGGCAGCGCAAGGCAAGGGCAAACGAGGCGGTGCGCGTGTCATTTATTTCAACATGCTGGAAGATGGCGTCATTGTGTTACTGGCGGTCTATGTGAAATCCGAGCAATTCAACGTCGCCGCCAAAGCTGTTAAAGGAGCGAAACATGAGCATGAAAAATCTTGATATTGAAAAGGTCGCCAAAGCGATAGAGGCCGATGCTGGCCAACCTATCGAAGGCTTGCGCGAATCTTTGGCGCAAGCCAAGGCGGGCATCGCCGGGCGTGTCACCACGCCAGACCAAATACTAGTTCGCCAGGCACGGGAGAAATCCGGCCTGACCCAAGCCGCGTTCGCCGAACGGATCGCCACGCCGGTGGCTACGCTGCGTGACTGGGAGCAGGGCCGCTTTACGCCGCCGGGCGCGGCGGCGTGTTTGCTACGCCTGATCATTAAGCATCCTGATCTGACGGGCGAACTGACGGCCTGACTGGTGGCAGGTCTGGTCGCCCAAAGCGCAACCCCAGCGCATCTTCCCGCTTGTAATCAGCGGCGATCTGCTCATCCACCATCGCCGCATCAAAGCCGCGTTCGGCAATCGCCTGGGTGCGGGACTTGAGCCCGGCATCGATTGCCACAATCTCGGCGCGCAGGTCTTTGAGCGGGTCAACCCAGTCCCAGCGCGGGGGCAGCCAGGCGCAGTCCAGGTAGTCGCGGCGGCGCGACTCATAGTCCGCCAAGTCTAGGCTGCCTGAGAGCACTGCCATGTCCATCCAGCGTGCCCATATCGGTCGGCACATCTGAAACACCAGCACCGAATGCTGGAAGGCTTCGACCTTGCGCCTAAATTCCAGCAACGCCGCCCGGGTGTTCGAGTAATTCGCTTTGAGCATGTCCGCCGACAGGTTGGCGTAAGGCAGACCCAAGGCGGCGGCCACTTGCAGCAGCGTCCGATACTGGAAGCTCTCGTAGTTGCCGCCAACATCGGCTGGCTGCGAGAAGGTGATGTCCTCCCCGTCATCGAGCATTTGCAACTGGCCGGGTTCGAGCGGCAACAGCGGCTCGCCGCGTTCGTCCGACTCTTTGCCGTTATCAAACTCACGCTCGGGCCGATGCACGAAGCCGACAAACATGGCGGCGACCTTCTTGCGGTCCAGTTCGGCATCGTCGTATTGGTCGAGCAAGAACAGCTTGACCAGCGCCGGGGCGAAGCGGGAAACACCACGCAACTGGCCCGCATCGACCGGGTCAATGAGGTGCAGCACCGACTCGGCTGGCACCCGCACGGTCTCGCCCACCAGGCCAGGGTCGGTGGTGTCGCCCGGATGGCGGCGCAGGAAGTGATACGCCACGCGCCGCCCGATCCGGTCAAACTCAATGCTGGCCCGGATGCGGTTGCCGTTATTAAGCAGCTCGTTGCAGCCCAGCGGCAGCATCTCTGAGGGCAGCATCTGCAATTGCAGCGGCACCGTCAAGCCGTCCTCTGGCAAGCGCGGACGAATCCGAAAGAACACTTCGCCCGCAATAAACAGTTCGCGTGCTGCCCGGCGTTGCTGACCATAGAAGTCGGTGATGCCTTCGGCGTCCGATTCATCCGTCCAGCGCAGCCACAGGCGTTGCACCCGATCTTTGAGCACCGCGTCAGTAATGCTGGAGGACGGTTTGATGCCGGTGCCCACTGCATTCCCCGCCCATGACTCCACCGCATTGACGGCGTAGCCGTTGTTGCGGATCAGGAAGCGGGCGCGGGCGGTCATGTCGGCACCGGCGGCCTGGATCAGGGTGTTGACGTGGGCGCGGCTGGCGTGAAAGGTCTTGAGACGCCGGGCATTCAGCCCGCCCTCAAAGCCGCCGATCATGGCGCCGACCTTGCGGCGCAGACCCGAGAACATGGCGCCCATCACAATCCTTTCCCGCACACCGTGCGGATGCTGCGTGCGCGCGGCTTGCCCGACAGCCGGCCAATCTCGGTATCCAGACTGGAGAGCGCCGCGCGCATCTCGGCATCCGACTTGTAGGTGATCAATTTGTCGCCGGCCTTGATGCTCAGCACGCCGTTGTAGCGGGCTGACAGCAGGGCTTCGTGCATGGCTTTGAGTTGGTCGAGGGTCATGGGAGATCGCCTTGCAAATGGACGCTCAATGCTTTACACTTGTGCTACAAACGGTACAGGTAACACATCATGCGCGTCGTAAATTTCTCCGAGGCTCGCAACAGCCTCAAAAACGTCATTGATCAGGTCATTGACGATGCCGACTACACGGTCATTGCCCGGCGCGACGCAGCTGATGCGGTCGTCATGTCGCTGGAGACCTTCAACAGCCTGATGGAGACCGTCCACCTACTGAAATCGCCCGCTAATACCGCCCACCTGGCACGCTCCATCGAACAGTACCGCCAGGGCAAGCTGACGCAGCAGGGACTGACCGATGCCTAGTCGCATCACCTGGACGCTGGCGGCCTGGGAGGATTACCAGTATTGGCAGGGGCAGGATCGCAAGACTTTGAAGCGCATCAACAGCCTGATCCAGAACTGCCTACGAGAATCCTTCGAGGGCATCGGCAAACCGGAACCCTTAAAAGAAAACCTCTCTGGCTTCTGGTCTCGCCGCATCGATGAGACCAACCGCCTGATCTATCGGGTCGATGGCGACGATCTGGTGATCATTGCCTGCCGCTACCATTACGACTGAAGCAAGTTAGATCACATATAGTTCGAAGCAATCGCCATGCGCCGTCGGCGTGGGCTCGGCGTCATCGGTGGAGTAATAGGTGCTGCGCCGGCAACGACGCGCACCCGACTCACCGGTACTGGCGGCAGCGCCTCCACCCGCTTGTTCAGACTCAAGCCCATCGCCAGCAGGCCATGCAGCGCCGCATAGCCATACACCCGGCAGTCCAGCGCCTCATTGCGCCGGTCATCGGGCTTCCACCAGTAGCGCTGTGGGAAACCCTTGACGTATTTGGTGCGCACCCGCTCGGCCGTCAGTTGATCAAAATACTGCGCATCCCGATCCAGCGGGAAATGCATCGTGCCCGGACCCGCATCGACCTTCTTCAGTCGGGCGTAGATGGCTTCTTTGGCGGTATCCACACCGACCATGAACAGATTGACCTTGCCCTTGTTGGCCTTGCTCGGGCGCTTCGGCCAGACCGGGCGCTTGCCAGACCCGCCTTTGATCGCCCAGATGCGTCGGCGCTCTTTGCCCTTGCAGAAGGCGTAGGCTGCCAGGGTGTGGTGGCCACCGGTGTCCAGACAGGCGGCTTCAATGATGAGGCCAGCGGCCAGCGTCTCGTGGGCGAAGGATGTCGACAGGTAGTCGTCCAGTTGCGCCCAGAGCGCGGGCGTCGACGGATCGCCCCACAGCACCTTGTAATCGACCGACCAGGACTCCTCGTCCCGGCCCCAGCCGATCACTTCGAGTTCCAGTCGGTCATCCTGCACATCGATGCCGCAGGTGAGCAGCGCAACCTCGCCAGGCACGCCCGGGCCGTAGGTCTCGCGGCGTGTCATCAAGCCTTGCGCGTCCAGGGTCTCGCCCTCGCGGTCTTCCCAGGTCTCGGCCAACTTGGTGTTGACCCAGACCTTCAAGCGCACCGGGTCGTCCTTGGATGCGTGGTGCTCCTGCGCGATCTCGCCCCAGGTCAACCAGGGTGAATACAGGCTCGACAGGTGAAAGCCAAGGGTCTTGCCATCGCCTTGCGCCGTGGCCCGCCAGCGCCCGCCAGCCAGCAGCGCCGGCTTTCGGTACTCGGGGTGCAGGCCCGCGCAGTGTGGGCAGTGCCAGGCTGCCTGTGCCCGCTCGTTCTCTGGCCAGCGGATATCGCGCCAGTTGATCTGACTGTGTACGCCGCAGTGGTCGCAGGGCACTTCGAAGATGCGCTGATCCGACTCCAGGTAGGCGGATTCGATGCGCGAGAACCCTTTCATCGTCGGCGTTGAGCACAGGTAGACCTTGCGGTTGATGAAGGTGGCGGCACGCTGCACCGCCAAAGAGATGGGGTCGCCCTCGCCATCGGCGTCAAACGGATAGCCGTCGACCTCATCCAGGAACAAGTAGCGCACCGGCATCGAGCGCAGGCCGACCGCGCTGTTGGCACCGGTCATGATCAGCACACCGCCGGGGAACTCCTTCATCAGTTGCGTGTTGCCGGAGTCGCGTGAGCGCGGGTCTTTGACGCGGCTCATCAGTTCCGGGCAGGACTCGATCAGCGCCGCGACCCGCTGCTTGGAGACGCGCTTGGCTCCTTCAACGGTGGGCTGCACCAGCAGCATCGGGCCGGGGGCGTGGTGGATGACATAGCCCAGCCAATTGAGGCCGACTTCTGTGCCACCTACCTGGGCCCCTTTCATGAACACCACCCGCTCACAGCGGTAGATCGCCGACAGCGACTCCATCACTGCCGCCAAATACGGCGTGCGGCTGGTAGCCCAGCGTCCCGGCTCGGCCGACGCCACCGAGGACAGCACTCGGTGCTCGTTGGCCCAGTCGTCGACGCTCAGGACGGGGTCGGGGGCGAGTCCCCGTTGCCACCCCGCCTCGACAACAGATTCAAGGGTGTCGGACACAAGCAACTCCGGGGCGAGAAGATAAAAAAATGATGAATAAATCCCAGATTTCGCTTGGCTTATGGTTTGAGTAGAGCGTTACTACAAGCATCGCAACCAACACCAACCGGAGTCTCTGCAAATGAAAACCACCACCGCATTTCGCACCCTCAACGCCATGCGCATCGCCCGCCAAAACACTGGCGGATACAACGTTCGCGCACTCACCAAATCTGGTCAACCAAGCAAAGTGCTCAGCAGCGACTACAACGGGCAAACCGAATTTAGCCTTGAACAGGCCACTGCTTACAAAACGCGCCTTGAGGAACTCAACGCAGATCGCACTTGGCTAGTTTTACCGACCTGATGCAAAAAAACCAAGTTCCGCTTGGCTTCTCAAGCAAACAGCGCGTTACTACAAGCATCCCAACCAACACAGCAAAGGACAACCCCATGACCACCATCAACAGCATCCTCGCCGAGATCGCCCGCCGCCACCTCAGCATCGAAACCCTGGAGACCCGCAACGCAGACAGCCTGGACTTTTATGACACCGCCGTCTGGTGTGTGCGTGACGCATTGGAAGCTGCCTTTAAAGCAGGCGTTGAACTGGGCGCCTCCATGCCCAAGCCGACAGAGTCAGAGATTGCCAACGGATAAGCAAAAAAGAGGTTGAGCCAAGCAACAAACGCTTGGCTTGTCCTGCAAACAGCGCGTTCATTGCACCGACCCAACCACCAACCCAAGGAAAAAATCATGACCACCAGCCAACTCACCGCCAGCCAACACGCCGTCCTGGCCTACGCCATTCACAACACCAGCGGCAAGATCGACTGGTTCCCTGACCACATCAAAGGCGGCGCGCGCCAGAAGGTGCTCGACGGGCTTTTCAACCGCGCACTGATCACCAGCGACGGCGGCATCAACTGGTTTGTCGCCGCCGAAGGCTACGACGCCCTTGGCTGCGCCCGGCCAGGTGCTACCCCTGTTGCCCCTGACATAGAGATGGAGGCCGACGTGGCCGCAGCCGAGGCCTCCTGGGCGCAAGCGAAAGAGGTCGAACCCACCACGGTGGCAACGGTGGCAACAACAGTGACTGTGGTGGCCACAGAGCAGAAGCCCCGCACTCGCGAGCACAGCAAGCAGGCCACCGTAATCAGCATGCTCCAGCGGCCCGAGGGTGCAACCATCGCGCAGATCTGCGAGGCAACCAGCTGGCAAGCACACACCGTGCGCGGCACCTTTGCCGGAGCGTTCAAGAAGAAACTGGGGCTCAACATCACCTCAGACAAAACCCAGGGTGGCACGCGCACCTACCGGGTTGCCTGAGCGCAAGGTCACACGCATGAACGCCTTTCCGAATTTCACCAACGCCGCCCGCGAGTTCATCGCAGAGCGACTCGACACCATCGAGAAGAACGATTTTTTCGATTACACGCCCCAGGACTTGGCCTCGGTACAACGCGAACACGGCCTGATCGAGCAGGAAATCGCCAACATGGGAATCTTGCTCGATGCGGCCAGCGCCATTGCCAACATGTTGCATCCGAGCATCGAGAAACTGCTGCGACAACGCGGCTTCGAATACGAGGCCGACCGCGTGGCCGACTTGGTGCGTGCCGTCGAGGCGATCAATACGCCCGATCAATCACCCAACATTTAGCGACTACGCCACGCTACGTGGCCCGCTTGGGATAAGCAAAAAAGATTCCAAAGAAGCCAAGAAATGCTTGGCTTCTCTCTCAAACAGCGCGTTACTACGGGTGTCGAAACAAACAAGCAAACAACCGGAGTCCAATCATGAACCAAGTCACCATCAAACGCATCAGCACCGACGAAGAACTGATCTCCCAACGCACTATTGGCTACCAAATTTTGGTCAACGAAGAGTACTTGCTCACCTGTACGGATGTGATCGATGCGATGGCCTTCAAGGCCAAACTCGAACAGCAACCGCAGGACTGGGTCAAGATTGGCTGATGCCAATGCGCAGATGTCAGCGTCCTTCAAATCAATTCAAAAATTGATCGAAATTGACTTGGCTTCTCAAGCAAACAGCGTCTTCATAGAGGTGTTGCAGCAAACCTGCTCAACGCGACAAAAACCAACCTAAAGGACAAAAATAATGAGTAACACAGCAGCCCCATCCACCACGCAAGTGGCAGAGCAACTTCGCGACATCCAGCTTGAATTGATCGACTTGCTTGATCAGGCACAACGCCTGCTGCGCACCGCCCCAAGCATCACCCGCCAACGCGCAGAGAGCTATTGGCTGGCACACGCCCGCATGGCCATCACCAAGAACCACAGTTATTTGGGTGGCTCCATGGTGGACATGGACGACACCATCGCCGAGATCGAAGGCGCGGGCGGCGAGGACGACGAGTCCTGATCAAAACGCAGTGCCGCCAACCAAACTGGCGGCGCGTACCGGACAAGAGCCATGTTGGTGCGCGGGCATCAAAAGCAGCGTCAGATTGAAGTGACTACCTCGAAAAAAGATTCAAAAATTGTTCGGGATTGACTTGGCTTCTAAAGCAAACAGAGCGTTCATAGAGGTGTCGCGATTGACGACGCATTTACAAGGAAAAAACATGACACACATGACTATCACCATTGAACGCACACCACGCACCCTTGAGTTACACGACGGGGCCATCGAAGTGATCGAACTCGGAGTGCTACTCCCCTTTGCCCGCAAGCCTGCCGACTTGAATGAAGTGGGAGGCTACGGACAACAAAAAGTCTTCATCATCGAAACCCGGGAGATGAGCCCTGCCGAGTTTGACGATTTCGCCGCCACACTTCTCAAGTCGCGCGACTGGCTCAAGGGCAAGGGCGGCGGCGCATATGGCGGCTACCTCTGCATCGAGATCAGCGCACCGGGTCGCCCCTACCTCTACATCAACCCAGAAGGTAGCGACTACGCCCGTTACGTGGCCAGACTGGGCTGATAAAAAAGATTGAAAAGAAGCCAAGAAATGCTTGGCTTCCCTCTCAAACAGCGCGTTACTACGGGTGTCGAAACAAACAAACAACCGGAGTCCAAGATGAACAAAAACCCAATCGCCATCCCCGCCACCACCAACGAGTCGTGGGGTTTTTGGGGCACCATGAACGAAAAGGCTAAAGCAGCCTGGCCCTTGGCGATGACAGCAGTCGCAGATGCCACCCAATGCGATCCCGAGCAAGTCAGAGCCTTCCTGGACAGCCGCCATGGCCGCCACTTTGCAGACGACGTCAACAACGCACTGTTTTTGGGTGCCAATCTGCAAGATGCCGTCAAACAGGCCACCCAACGTTGGATGACCTGGTCAATCAGCCGCCAAACCAGCAAGGATTGCGGCATCCCCAAGGGCCTGCCTTACCTCACCGGGTTTGTGCTGCAAGCCGCCATCGACGAAGAACTCGCGGCCTGAGACCGAAAGGCCCGACCTAACGCTGGGCCGCATTTCGATGGAAAGATTGTCGATCAAATAGCTTGGCTTCTCTTTTGACAAGCGCCATCATGCTTCTGTCAGCACAAACAAACCAAAGGATCAGCAAAATGAACACCACCCTCGATCAAGTCATTGATGCACTGAAGCCAGGCCAAGAAATCCAAGTCTCCGGCGACAGTAACCTCTGGGTAACCGCCGAACGCAGCGGCAACGGCCAATGGCTACGTTTCGTGCGCCACACCCGCAACGGCTTCACGGTGTTCAAGACCACCCGGTTCTGATACCAGGTCATCAAACCGCACGCCATCCGACTCGCGGTTGGCACTGCCTTCGGCATAGTCCTGCCAGCGGCGAACAATAACGTCGCAGTGCTTCGGGTCAAGCTCCATCAGCCGCGCCTGGCGTCCCGATTTCTCGGCAGCGATCATGGTCGTGCCCGACCCACCGAAGGCATCCAGCACCACATCACCGGGCCGACTGGAATTGCGAATCGCACGCTCCACCAGTTCCACGGGCTTCATAGTCGGGTGCAGATCGTTATTGTGCGGCTTTTTGATGTTCCAGACATCGCCTTGATTGCGGTCACCGCACCAGTGGCGTTTACTGCCCTCGGGCCAGCCATAGAGGATCGGCTCGAACTGGCGCTGGTAGTCGGCGTGGCCAAGCGTGAAGGTGTGCTTGGCCCAGATGATGAAGGTC